GAACTGACTTTCTACGAAATTCGATATCGTCTTTTGAATGTCAAATTGCATTTATTTACTTTTGCGTATTGATAATTGAAACAGTAACGTCAGCTGGATCGATTTGTAAAATCTTATCACGATTAACCAAGATATCATTATTTTGTGGATTCATGTAGATTGAGATATATTGATCATAAGATGATGTCGTGAGATTGCTAATCGATACCAAACCAGTTGTATAATCAACAGTGCCAATATAGTCAATGATAGTGAACACATTATTGATCGTTGTGTATACGACAAGTTTTCCAAAATTATCGTCACGAATATAGGAAACTGGCCATTGAACACCCTTAGCGTTAACATATGTAAATGGTGAAGAAGTTACCTGCGGCTCATCATAAAATGGAGCGCCAGCGACATATCCCTGAGCTGATTTTCTTGATTCGACTTCTGCTGGATTGTTAAAGTCAAGAACAACTGACGATGAATAGTTTAACAAAGGCGACCAGCGTTTAGCGATTAAAAGAGAAGTTTCGTTACTTGTAATCGAAGGATCTGCCGCATCAATAGCAGCAGAAAATCTTGAATAACGGAAATCTGCATTAAACAACTGAAGATTGTTGTTGCTGTATGTTTGAATAGCATTAACGACAATACCTTTAATTTCATCAGCTGATTTGGTTGTGCTTGTTGAGTTATACTGAACATTAGCAGAAATAGCAATGTACGTATAGTCAGGATCGGTAATTGTAATTTTCGTAGGAAGCGAAATATAATTTCCAAGATAGTTTGATATTTCTGCTTTTACATAATCTGGCGCGACTGTTGCGCCTTGCGGTTTTAAACAAATAGCGACTGTACCGTATTGTTTTGGATTTAATAACTCGCCACCATAAACGCTAACGTCAGAAATCTGACCGCCGAACTGGCTGAAAATAAGCGAAGAATAATCGTCAGATGCAACAGCTCTTTGCTGCGTTGCGAAATAGCGTGGCGCATTTTTACGGATCGTTTCGATATCTTCTGAAGCAGAACCGCCAGAAGAATTAGCAAGAGTTGTGATTGCTGAAATAACACCATTGGCGAGCGACTGAGTTATCAAGAACGAAGATATGCCCTGAGCCGCATCGCCAGCTGTTACGCGATAATTAGCAACAACAGTAGCCAAATTGTTAGGAATACGTCCAAACAAGTTATCGCCAAACACAACCTCATACTGGCCATTTTGTGCAGGTTGTAAGAAGTATATGTTTGAATTAGATTGCAAACCTAACAGCGTTTCTGCCTGAGTAAATGCAGTGTTGACGCCGCTCTCAATAACAGTAACAGTTAAACTGTCTGTATCAATGCCAGGGTTTGAAAGAACAAAGCTTTGTGTGTTGCCCTGCGTATAGTCGATAACAAACACATCGTTGAAATATGAACCTTCGAAAATCTGTAGGTTTTGAATGTTGAATAAGTTATTCGAAGAAGTAAAGTTTTGATTGATCGCTGTTGTAAATACGAACTGACCATTCGAATTCTGACCAGTAAATGTTGTGCCTTTTGGAATAGTCAGCGTTGAAGAGTTGGAAGTCGTTACTGTAAATGCAATGTTTGCCTCAGCAGACTTAGCTGACTTTGGAATATAATTCAGCTCTTTGGCATGCGATACAACCGAGTTGAGTTTCTGAGCTGAGTCAAGAAACATCTCGGAAGCAACCATGTTAAGATAAAATGCATTTAAATATGTGTTGTATGAAAGGATATCCAACAATACGTTGATGTTGGAGCCCGCAAAATTGTAGTCTTTGAAGATAGTCTGGTTTGTCAGATACTGTTGAAACTGCGCTTTCAGTGTATCGAAATCTAGAGATGTTAATGAAACTGAATTGTTCGCTGCCATTATCTGACTCTTTTAAGGAAAATGTTAAGTTGAAGTGGTACCGTAGGATTATTTATAATCGAAAAAACAACATTAATACCTATAGCATTTTGTTCGGAATTATCAGTAACGCTAACAGAAAGAACAGTTACTCTATCCTCAAACTGTTTGGCTGACATATTAACGTATCTTGTAATGTCTTCAACAACGAATGGACCAAAGTTTTCAAATAATGTTTTATTAACATTCGAGCCGAAAAATGGATTAAAGAATCGCTCATTAATGTTTGTAAGAATAAGATTCTTAAAAGCTTGTTTCACACTCTCTTCATTCTGAATAACAACCAATTCGTTTGTAATAGGATGTTTGACAAAGTTGTTGGTAAAGTCCGAATAAACAACGGCTTTCTTCTGAGTTTGTGTAATAGCCTGAGCGCGAGTAATTGCCATTTATTGACCTTTTTAATTCTTATTTATAGCTCAACTACCATCCCATGGAAGAGGAGGAGTGAAACCAGCTTCAATTTGCGTACCAGTTTTAGACTTAATCGTGTTATCGTTACCTTCAATAGTGATATTGTGTTGTGATTTGATAGTAATGCCACTTGGTGTGATAACTATTGAGTTCTGTCCAACTTGTAATGTTATTGAAGTCTGCGATTTGATAAGAATATCACTGCCGGATT